CACCTAACGTACCAAGCCAAGGGAAAGAATCAGTAAGCCCAGCATTAAGATTGTATGTCAAAGTAGCCATATTACCTGCCGAATCAACGGCCAAGTCTTGCAAGTATTCCTCATGATCTATACGGAACATGGTCTTACCCGCAAACTTAGGACCTTGCTGACGCAGCTGATAACCCAAAGAAGTAGGCGGCTTGGCCACAGCGGCTTGCACCATCTGCGGCACCTTAGCCTTAACCTTCTTCTTCTTCTTCGGCACACCTGACTTAACTTTCTTAACTTTCTTCGCAACTTTCTTCATGATGTGGTTTTGTGCCACTCCACTAGCACACCCACTTTGTTCAACACGCCCAAGAGGCACAGTGGCATTCAACTTAAGCAATTCCGTTGCAACAGCAACTAATAACTCAACATCAGGATGCCACCGCATCTCATAGGCATATTGTGAAAGACGCTCCTCAAAATCGGACGTAGCATGCAACAATCGAAATGTTGTACGCGCCCAATTTTGCGGCACTCCACTAACCACACCAGGCGAAGGAGAAGTAATCCGAGTACTACAAAACTCAAATCCATGATGACTTGCTTCAAACGACTTACAAACATGCCCAAGCTGTCGATAACCAGCAATAACACGCGCAGCAACAATATCTGGTGAAACATCTTCTACGGAATCATCTCCCATAGCAAAGACCGCTTTCGAACCAACCAAATGTGCCGCTAAAACCCTGACCCGCGAGTTGCCCGCGCTAGTATTGTAACTACCACTACATCGCTTGCCAGGTTTTCCTTGTGCTATAAACCGCCCATCAGACAACATGAACAATGACCACATCTCACAATGTGCTCTAGCACGCAAGGCTCGGTGAAATTGGGAACCAGTCTTCTGCACTAAACGTGCACGAAAATCGGCCTCCCACATCATCTCCCAGTCTTGCATACTAAAATCCCAACCAGACATATCAGCCTCATACGGTCGCTCAAATTGCTGCCATGACGCAAACAAACTCTTCAACGATTCATCATCAAGGCCCATACCAGGCTTTGATGGAATCGTCGACCA